CTGAGACTTGTTTTCTTTCTGCTTTTGGCTGAGTGCCTGAATCTGGCTTGCAAGGGCTTTCGCCTCGTCGGAATCTTTGCCCTTTTCGATAACGGCGTTCTTGTATTCTGCATTCAGTTTATCAAGCTCTTTATCCTGTTCAGAAATCTTCTGTTTCAGCTTATCCAATGCTGTTCCGGTAGATATTTCCGTGTTCCGGAGTTCGCTGGCGGCTTTTTCGACATCTTCGAGCTGAGACTTGTTTTCTTTTTGTTTCTGACTGAGAATTTGAATCTGGTTTGCAAGAGTTTTGGCTTCGTCGGAATCCTTGCCCTTTTGAAGGACAGCGTTCTTGTATTCATCATTCAGCTTGTCCAGCTCTTTGTCCTGCTCAGAGATTTCCTTTTTCAGCTTGCTGAAGGCCGTTTCTGTTGTTGCTTCCGTGGATTGCAGTTCAACATTTCGCCTCTGCAATGCCCTCATGCTCTGTTCAGTTTCGATGATTTCTCGCTGAAGAGCATCGTACTGCCGGGGAGAAACAGGATTTTTGAACTCTTCAGAGACGTTCTTAGCTTCCTCTTTCAGAGATTTCAAAGAGTCGGAAGTTTCCTTGATTTCCTGCCGGAGCTTGTCATACTGCTCTTGTGTGATTTGGCCGCTGGCAAGCTGTTCTTTTGCCTTTTCGTCCTGCTTTTTGAGTTCATTCAGTTTTTCAGTCGTTTTAGCGATTTGTTCCTGAATGGGGTCATATTTGGCTTTCCAGGCATCATAGTTGTTTTTGGTTTCCGCGGCCTTTTCACTGACATTTCTCAGGGTTTCAAGTCTTTTTTCAGTGTCGGATATGGCTTCGCCCAACAGTTTTTGCTTTTGGGCGAGCAGTTCCGTGTTGGTCGGGTCGAGTTTCAGGAGCTTCTCAACATCTTTTAGGTTTGATTGTGTGTCTTTGATATTGGCATCAAGTTTATCTAATGCCTTAGAGAATCCGGTTGTGTCCCCGTCAACCTGAAGGGTAATGCCCTTAATGCGCTTTTTAGCCATATCTCATCACCTTAAGCAGTTTCAAACATGATAATGTCAAAATCGACATCACCGAGTCTGGCTTTCAGTTCTTTTTTAGCCTGTTCCAGTGAGTTGGCTTTGTCAATTTCAATCCGATGCTGTAAACCGCTTTCGTACAGGTAGCAGTAAAAAATATATTTCATATCCAAATCACCCTAAAATACAGGAAGATTTCAATCAGAATTTATCAAAATCTTCCTGTGTGGCCTTTTGCTTATATTTGAAGCTGTCATTGTCCTGTTCAGTGAACATGTCATTGATTTCACCTATGGTCAGCAAATCCAGTTCTTCCATCGAAAAACCGAGCTGTTTGCATCGCAGGAGAAACAGCGGTGTTGTCATTTTGCGGTCAATCGGGCGATGTTTTTTTTTGCTTCTGCCTGTGTTTCGATATTCAGATTCCAGAGTTCCAGAAGCTGAGGCAGGACAAAGTAAATACTGAATACGCTGAACTGTTCAAGCCATTCATCTGGCGTGTCGGGAACATTTTCAGGGTCAGCATGTTTCGCCATGATAAACGAAATATTTTCAAACATTTCCAGACAGTCAATGTCCAGAGAGGAGAATTTGATTTCGTTTTTATCGGTATCCGGAGGAGTGGCTTCGCTGGATTCAGAATCTTCGCTTTCAGCGGCTTTTTCTTCGTTTTCATCAATGGATTCCTTGACGGCTTCACGAAGCTTAATCAGGTCGTTGAAAATGTCCCGACGAAATTTAGAGCGATACAGACGGGGAACGGTAGCACTCGCTCTGAACGGCACTTCGATGCCGTCAATCGCAATTTTCTTAGTAATGGCCATGTTTCACACTCCTTACGGGTCTGTTGTGGTTTCAGGCATATGAACTCCGGTGTACCAGTTGTTGTAGACTTCGGCATTGGTAGATGCTACAGTTTTAGACTTGACCTCACCTGTCGGAAGTGCCATCATCTGCATAGAAAGTGTATCTGTCTGCGGTGTTTTGCTGTCTTCGGTTGTGCTGCCGTTCATGCCGGGACGACTTGCTGCACATCTGTAGGCAACATAGCGAGTGTGATTCTTATCGCCGTCAAATTCCCAGAACAGCGCAAACTCTGATGTTTCAGCATCGCTTCTTTCCACCAGCACACCTTTGTCATCGAGTTTTTCCCCTAAGATGTCAATCGCAAAACTCTGCGGAATGATGGCAATTTCGAGTTCTACGCTATAACCAGCATTATTGTTGATAACATAATAAACACCGTTATCAGCATAAAAATTTTCGTTTTCACCGTTCGGGTCTGCTGAGAAATTCACCGCGCCCGGAATGGATACAGGGTCGGCATAATTTGGCGTGGAAATGCCTGTTGTACTGCTGGTTGACCAACCAAGGATTTTTGCATAATGCACGTTTTTCAGGCCAAACTGAACTTTGTTGTCGTTTACAGCCATGCTTAAACCTCCATCTCATAAATGACTTCATAGAGCTTTTCGGAATCTATGAAAGTTTCTTCTTTTGTATGATAAATTTCATGCGCTGTCAGCACATCTTCAATGATTTGTTCTGTCTCTGGTGATTTCAGGTCAGTATAAAGCTCTATTGCAAGCCGTTTTGACTTGAAATACATCAGATTGTCAGCTCCGAATGTGTTTTCACCGGGTGACAGGAACAGCAGGAAAGGCGGGTCAGGGCTTTCGCCTTCCGCAAAATGATGATATGCATAAGGTAAGCCCATTTCTGCCATCATTGCATTGATTTCTTCATAAGTCATGACATCGCCTTTCTGAAGAACTCTTCGAGAAGCTTTTCACTGTGTTCTTCCGCTGGTGCAATGTGTGGAATCGCGTCAACGTTTCCTTTGCCGATGGAACGGCCGCCTCGTCTGAGTGCGTGTCCGTTCTCCAGCAAATGGGCAAGTCTGTATTCAGGCTTTTTCGCATGAATCGTGATTTGCAGAGCATGACTGTTTTCTTCCGTGACAGAAGTTGTCCAGCTCTTTGCATAGTCTCCGGTCTCTTTCGGAGCATTTTCAGAGATTTCCTTCCGGACAGCAGAAGCAGTTTTCCGGACTGCCTTTTTCATCTCGCTGTCAGTCAATTCCGCGTATTCATGCAAGCTTTTCATGATTTCTTTTGACATATCGTCAATTTTGATAGCTTTTGCCATCATGCACCTGCCTTTCTCAGCTCACAGGTGATTCTCAGGTAATCCTTTTTGGTATAATCGGGGTTCATTCCCTTGATGTCATACTCGTCACCTAAAAATCGGATTCTGTGCGTGGTCGTGGTCAGATTTTTTGTTTTTGAGGATTGCCGGACTTTGAAAATGGTCTGCTGGATTTCCTTAGTCACTCCTGTATTGCTTTCCTCCGTGGAGCTGGTGACAGTGTTCTTCATTGCCACATTTGCCCACACGGAGAACAGCGTTTTCCAGGTCGGCTTATGATTGCCGATACGGTCAACATCGGTTACATTGCCCAAAATCTCAATTCTTTGGTTCAGTCGTCCGATTTCTTCCATCAGATGGTATCCTCCCTTTGTGCAAACAGCAGATAGCGCAGATTCAGGGTCAGTTTGTGATAATCCGCGCCGTTTCTGTTTTCGTACAGATATGACAAGCAGAATTTGATTGCTGTGTCTGCCGTATCTGACTCAGCTTCCAGTTCTTCTTCGGTCATGCGCCCAACGTCCATAACTAACTTTTTGGCAGTCAGGAGCATTTTTCCGATTAAAACGTTTTCATCATCACTGTCTACACGAAGATACTGCTTTGCTTCGTCCAGCGTGATAATCATGGTATCACGCCTTCATCTGGAGAACCTTGACTGCTTCCGGGAGAATCAGCTTGCCGTCGATACGTTCAGAAGCAAGGAAACCGACCTGACCATTCATTGCAAACAATTCATTCAGGCGTTTCATGCTCTTTCCCTGGCGTTCTGCAATCCAGTAATAGCTGTAATCGCCGAAAATCAGGACTTTTGCGCCTGCATCAATTTCGGGGATATACTGTGATGTGTGATAAGGACGGCTCATAATCATGTCCGGAATATCAGCGGATACAGACGGCTGCCACAAATAGTTGCCGTTGCTGTCTTTCAGCTTGCGAAGTGCCTTGACAGTGGTATCGTTCAGAATCCAGTTTGCTCTCTTGCGGTACGGAGCTTTCAGTGAATAGTACAGCTCCTGCACGTCATCGAAAGAGATTGTTGCAGTCGTGGTAGTATAGCCTACACCAGCAGTTGTGAGGAGGCCTGTCGGTTTCTTTGTACCGTTTCCCGTCAGAAAAGCTTCCTCTTCGGCAGCACCGATTCTGCGGGTAAATTCGCCGGAGATATATGCCGGAATATTGAACACGGAATCATTCAGCAGTTCTTCAGAAACCTTGATAGCCGTACCAAGCTTATATGCAGAAAGGCTTTCCTGCCCAAATTCATCATCTTCAGGAGTATAGCTGCCGTTTTCGTCAATCCACTTTGCCTCTCCGTGTCCGGTCACAATCGGGATTGCTCTTTCTCCGGAATCGGTTCTGATGACAGTAGCCAAATTTCTGAAAAAGTTCGCTTCTTCCAATCCCTGAATCAAACGTCTTTCAAATTCGTCCGGAACAAGGTAGCCGCCTTTCGGGTCAGAACCGATTTCAAGGACATTCTGCACATCATAGTAGTTTTTCTTTCTGATACTGTTCCAGAAGGCCGTATTATACTCCTTGGAAGCTCTGCCAGTTTTGTCATCAATACGGGAATCAGAGGGCTTACCTGTGATGGGTTCGGCAAGCGGAGCATTCAGTTCAGCATCCATTTTTTCGCGGCGTTCCTGAATCTGAATGGCTTTTCCCAGATTGACAACTTCCTGTTCCATCGCTTCATAGGTTTTCGTGTCAGCTTCGGACATGATGCCGTTTACCGCCTTAGTGTCAAGGAAATTACGGGCTTCGTCCCATTTCTGCTGTCTTTTTTCTCGAAGTTCCTGAGTATAGCAGCTCATCAATAAATTCCTCCTCAATATTTCAGTAAATCAAGACGTTTTCTCAATTGGTCGACAGGCACACCAGAACGGACGGCAGAGGCAGAAATTTTCTGCATGAAACGCTGTTCTGCTCTGATGGGAGACCAGGACATTTCAATGTGGTCATCAGTCTCCGACTCTTTGGGTGTTTCTTCCTGCTGTTCGCCGGAAGAAAACAAAATGCCGTCAACCAGACCAAGGGACTTTGCTTTCTTTGCGTTCATCCAGGTTTCCTCGTCCATCATCTTCGAGATTTTGGCTCTGGAAAGACCTGATTTCAGCTCATAAGCATTGATAATCGTCTCTTTGACCTCGTCAAGGAGCGTGATTGCCTGCTCCATGTCGCTTTTGTTGCCGTATGCCAGCATAGACGGGTTGTGAATCATCAGCATACCAGTTGGGGCTATCAGTGTTTCGTCTCCTGCCATTGCAATGACCGAAGCGGCACTTGCGGCAATACCGTCGATTTTGGCCGTGATTTTCCCCTTGTGGTTCTTCAGCATGGTGTAAATCTGACTTGCGGCAATCACATCACCGCCCGGAGAATTAATCCAGACTGTTACATCACCTGCATGACTATTCAGCTCTTTGCGGAACTGTTCCGGAGTAACTTCATCACCCAACCAGCTCTCTTCGGAAATAGGGCCATGCAGAAACAGCTCTGATTCTCCTGAATCATTTCGTGTAAAATTCCAGAATTTATTCATCATTGTCACCTCCTGCAAATGCGCCAGCATCTTTCAATTTGGTACAGCTTCCGTTTACTGTGTACAGGTTGCCGCCCTCTTCATCGGAAATCAGGTTCATGTCCTCCATTTCCCTGATGTCGTTGGTAGACAGCCAGCCGTTTTGCTTACCAGAAGCATAGCCCTGCATACGGCTCAGATAATCGCCTCTTAGCAGGCCGTCAACATTCATTTTAATAAAAACCCTGCCTTTATCAGATTCTGACAGCAAATCTTTTTGAAATGCCTGTTCCCATCGTGCAACCCACGGATTTAGCGTGTATTTGACAAAATCAAGCGACAAATGCTCAACATTACTGAATGTCGCATGGTCTAAATCTCCAATCATATGCAGCGGCACACGGTACAGACGGGCGATTTCCTCAATCTGAAACTTTCTTGTTTCTAAGAACTGTGCTTCATTGTTTGGAATGGAGATTTGCTTATAATGCATACCCTCTTCCAGAACGGCGGTTTTATGGGCATTTGTGCCGCCATAAGTTTCACGCCATAGATTCCGGACTTTATCCGGATTTTTTATAGTGCCAGGGTGTTCCAGCACACCGGACGGACTCGCTCCATTTGCAAAGAACGAAGCTCCGTACTCCTCACAAGCGAGGGAAATGCCGAGGGCATTCTTTGCCAGCGCGATAGGAGAGTAGCCCACAAGACCGTCATAGCCCAATCCGGGGATATGCAGAACATCTTCCGCCTGTAAGACAATTTCGCCCTGTTCTTTCAAATTCGGGTCAGCATTGTCATAGCGTCTGTACCTGTAAATCAAGCGGTTCTGTTCATCACGGTCAACTTTCATTCTGTCAGCCATCAGCGGATAGATACTCACGATTCTTCCGCCATTGTTCCGGATAATCTGTGCATAGGCATTCCCATAAATCAGCAGATGTGACATCATGACTTCACGAAACACAAAACTTGTCATTTCGTGATTGGGTTGGTCGTGAAGAAGCGGATACAGTGCGTGATTGGTGACTTTTTCTTTGCCGTTGTCAGTGTGCTGGTAAATGTGGATTGGAAGCTGTGCAATGGATTCAGACAGCACCCTGATACAGGCATACACAGCAACCAGTTGCAGAGCTGTTCGGTCATTGACAGGCTTTCCGCTGTTACTTCGGCCGAAAAAGTAGGTTTCTGACCTGCTGTCATAACTGTCCTTTAGCTTTCTTTTGAAGATTTTACTGAAAATTCCCATTGTTCACCCCCTAAAAGACCAGCATATCACGTTCATCATAGATACTGCCGCCAGTTCCGCATTTTGTAGCTCTGTCGAGTGCCATAATCAATGCAACAACACCATCAATTTTCTCCGTGGATTTTTCCTTATCCGGCTTGATATTTCCGGACGGGTCTTTCCGGATAAAGATGTTGTCCATCATCCAGCGGAGAACAGGGTGTCCTCCGTGGGCAATCATCTGAGACAGTACCAGTCTCATCAGTTCTTTGGTGGGCGGTGACATGTCACGGAAATTCTGATTAAATTGAATCATTGTGAAACCAATATCGGCCAGATTCTGTGACATCTGTGTGGCATTCCACGGGTCAAAGGCAATCTCACAGATGGAATATTTCTTTCCCAATTCTTCGATAAACTTCTCAATGAAGCCATAATGCACGACATTTCCGTCTGTTGTATGAATATATCCCTGCTTTTCCCACAAATCATAGTTAACATGGTCACGGCGGACACGAAGCTCAAGTGTTTCCTCCGGAAGCCAGAAAAACGGCAGGACTTTGTATCTCTCATTTTCCTCAATGGGCGGAAATACCAGGACAAATGCTGTAATATCCGTTGTACTTGACAGGTCAAGTCCTCCGTAACAGGTGCGCCCTTCCAGTTCTTCCGGGTTGACAGCAAAATCACATTCGTCCCATTTCTGCATAGGCATCCAGCGAACTGACTGCTTTACCCATTGATTCAAGCGAAGCTGACGAAATGAGTTTTCTTCCGCTGGTGTTTCCTTTGCGGAATTACAGGCGGCAATGACCTTGTCAATACCGATGGTTTCACCGAGTGACGGATTGGCCAGCTTCCAGATTTCAGGGTCTGTCCAGTCAGCGTCTTCGGGAATCCCATAAATCACGGGATAATACGTTTCATCATGCTTGCTTCCGTTGATGATTCCCTGTGCCTTGAGGTGCTGTTCGTAACAAACAGAATGGATATTGTCCCCGGCAGTCGTAATCAGGAAGTATAACGGCTGCATTCGTGCATCGCCTGAACCTTTGGTCATGACATCGAAAAGTTTCCGGTTCGGCTGCGTGTGAAGCTCATCAAAGATAACCCCATGAATGTTGAAACCGTGCTTTGACCCTGCATCAGCAGAAAGAACCTGGTAGAAGCTGTTCCGTGGTTCAAAAATCAGGCGTTTCCTGGAATTGAGGATTTTCACACGTTTGGCAAGTGCTGGACACATGCGAACCATATCAGCGGCAACATCAAAGACGATAGCGGCCTCCTGCCTGTCGGCAGCACAGCCATAAATTTCAGCACGTTCTTCATTGTCCCCACACAGGAGCAGGAGAGCAACGGCAGCGGCAATCTCTGATTTTCCGTTCTTTTTCGGAATCTCAATATATGCCGTGTTAAACTGCCTGTAGCCGTTTTCCTTGATTGTCCCGAAAATGTCTCTGATGATTTGTTCCTGCCAGTCCATCAGCTCGAACTTCCGGCCATACCACTTGCCTTTGGTATGTGACAGGCACTCGATGAATTTCACAGCGTAATCGGCCTTTTTCTTGTCATAGTGAGAAGTTTCAGCCATGAATCTGGTAGGTACATAGTTTTCTAATTTCCTCAAATTATCACCTGAAAAATTCTAAAAACACTTGACAAATCAGCATATTATAATTATAATATAATTATGGAGACTATCAATTTTGAATGGGACGAAAACAAAAACGAAATCAATAAAAGAAAACATGGCTTATCTTTTGAGACAGCTCAGGAGGTGTTTTATGACGAATTTGCTGTTGTCTTTGATGACCCTGACCATTCCATCGGAGAAGAACGCTTTCTCATCATCGGAATGACAAAATCATCAAAAATCTGCATTGTAAGCCATTGCTACAGAGATTCCGATAATGTAATCCGCCTTATCTCTGCCAGAGAAGCAACGAAAAGAGAAAGGAAAATCTATCAGGAAGGGTGGTGAATGTGATGAGAGAAGAATATGAGATTGAAAATCTGAATCCCCGAAAAAATCCTTATACTAAGAAACTCAAACAGCAGATTACTATCAATATTGACAGCAGTGTGATTTCTTACTTCAAAAAAATGGCAGAAACTACGGGCATCCCCTATCAGACTCTGATTAATCTTTATCTGAATGACTGTGCATCGAATAAACGGAAACTCGAAATTCAGTGGAAATAATTTTTTCAGCCGCCTTGCTTAAATGCAGGGCGGTTTCAATTTGCCGCCAGATAGTAAAACGTAGCATATATTGTTTGTTGTACGCCCTCACCATGTCCGCCGATACCTTGGTCAGCGCAAAGATTTCCGTTTGTGTTCATCTGTAAAAATCCGCATTTCTGACCATTTCTGTTTGCTGATACAGTAGGCCATTCCATACGAAGGGCGTTAGGAAGACCAGAGGCAATCAGACCGAGGAAAGGAATATCAGATGCCAGAATGATACCTCCTAAGTTGACTTGGACAATACGTCCATACTTTTTCCATGTTACAAAATTGGAAGATGCATTTACAACACAAGTGCTGTTGCAGGTTGCTGTTCCGCTTGTTACTGTCAGAACATCCTGTTTCCCTGCAAGAGCTGTATAAATTCCCCCACTTGTGACCATCTTAGAACTGCCGGAAGTCGGTGTTGTGTCAACAGATGTGTTACCAGTACCGCCCCTTGTAACTGCCAGTGTGCCGCTGGTAATATCAGCCGCCGAATGTTTATGCCCTGTATCGGATTTTCCGCTTAAAGCCGTATCAATCGTATCAAGAGCCGATTTGATGACTTTGTTCTGTACGCCGTTGGTGCTGGAATCCGAAAAAGCATCATCCATGATTGCACCGACATTCCGGAGCTTATCAGCAATCTTCTGAATCAGACTGCTGATATTCTCATACTTGACAAAATTACTCATGTCAGCACCTCCGGAATCAGTCCAGAAGTGCAAGCAGGGCGGTCATCTGGTCGGAAGTCAAAGCATCAGGTTCAATAGTGACATAGCCGCCTCCTACATGCTCAGGAGCTGTTCCATCGGGTCACTTCCCCCCTGAAACTCTCCGGAGCTGTTTTCTTTGACAATCTGATAAATCAGATTCCAGAGGGAAAGAATCTGTTTCATATAAGATTCCGCCATTGATACATACGGAGATGCAATTGTGCCGCTTGTTGTGGGATGCTTTGCAAGGAATCCGCCTGCGGAAAGTGCTTCCTGACACTGAATCCAGCGAGCCACACTCATGACATACTGTTCAATCAAGAGCTTGCTGACGAGTGTTTCACACCCTCTGGATTTGAGCCAATTCATCAATTCGACATAAATTGCCTTTGATTTCAGCGGAACAGCGGCTTTCTGTTCTTCTTTCAAAAAATCACTCAAAGGAGGATAAACGGAATCATCCCAATCCTCATCTTCCGGAAACAAACCGACAGGTTCGAGCATGACCTGTGCAGAATCGCCAGCATTGAGCTTTTCCGTCAGGGATTTGGGCTTTCTTCCTGCTCCTGGTCGTGCGCCTCCCCTGCGTGTTCCGTCTCTTGCCATGTCTGATTTCTCCCTTCACGTTTGATTTTGTTTGATTACATGCCGTATAGATTTGAATTGTTTGATTTCTTTGAAAAATCAGGGGTATATCCCCCCTTTGATTTCCGGTTTTTGCACACAGAGGGGGGTCGGTCTGGACAGTTATGCATTATAGCCATTTTTGAACCCCCGCCCCTAAAAAATCTATGTGCCTTTAAAAGATTTTTTCCAGGCAAGCAGAGCAAAGAAGAATTTGAAAGTATTACTGAATGGATATATCTTCTGTTCTGGTCTTTCTGTCATGACAGGATTTACACAATGACTGCCAGTTGTTCTCATTCCAGAACAGCCGCTGATTGCCCCGATGAGGATAGATATGGTCAACAACTGTTGCCATCACGAAGCGGCCATCTTCTTTGCATCGCTCACATAGAGGGTGCTTATGCAGATAGGCTTCCCTTGCCTTCTGCCAGCGATGGCCATAGCCGCGCTTTGCCGCTGATGGTCTGACACCTGACACCATGCTGGTCGGGTGCATTGCCTGATGTGCTTCGCAGTATGGGCTTCCTGCTTCGGTCAGGTTCGGACAGCCTGGGTGCTGACACGGGCGTTTCGCTTTCTTTGGCATGTCATATCACCGTCACATTATACGTCAGAGGAAACGAACCGTCTCCGTTGTTTGTCACAATCACCTGCACATTTCCATCTTCCACGACCGTGTCAAAGGTTACGTCCTGATAAAATGTGCCGGAAAAGTTCACAATCACGGCTTTCCGGCCTGTGATTCTGGCATCATGGAAACCTCTGATTTTCCTGTCTCCTGCTTCCATATCAAGTGTTTCCTGAAATCGGAGTATCACTATCTCTTCTAAGCACTTATTCTCTTTTATGCCGTACATTTCCATTCTCCTCTGACTTTTCTATCAGCATCAGTATCAGTGTTGTCAAATTTTCTTTCGCCTGGTGGCCGTTGCATCGCTCCATAGCATCAAGAACGCGAAGCGCGGCAGTTGAAAGTTCATTCAGAATCAGGCCATCAGCTCCATACAATTCAATGTCAAATTCTTTTTTGTGCTGACTGATATGTAAATTAATCATGATATAGTCTCCTTTAATATACAGAAAAGCACTTTTCTCGCTTTCTCGGTGAAATGGTGAAAAGTGCCTATGTCTGTTATGGCAAGTTATGAAGAAATAGTTGCAGAGGCCGGAATTGAACCGACAATCTCAAGGTTATGAGCCTCGCGGGTTCCCTTTACCCTACTCTGCTGTCAGCCGCCATCCGGCGGCAGTGACTGGAAAACCAAAAGCAATGGAAATACATTGTGTATCAGGAAAACTACAGAATATATCACCTGTTATAAGTATACAGTATTTAATGATTAATGTCAATGAAATTCCGCAAAATGCCAAGTAAAAAACGCCCTGACAACTGTCAGAGCGTTTTTGTTTTGCCAAGCATCAAATAATCCAAAGATACATGGAAAAAAGCGGAGATTTTTATAATCATAATTATGCCAGGTTCTGTACGGCCGCGCTCCCAATCTGAAATGGTGCTGTCCGATACATACAACTGGTTTGCAAGCTGGACTTGTGAAACTCCGTGAATTTGTCTTAAAACCCGGATTCTTTCACCAATATTGTTGCTGTTCACACAATCACCTGCTTTCAGCAGAGCAGTTTTTCCAGTTTATCAAAGCGTGCATCACGCTGTCTGTCGTTGTAAAAAAGCTGAAACCACTCCATAATAAGGCCATTGACAGGATTTTTCCATACATAGGCCAGAACGGCTTTTCCGTTTTTGTATTTGTAGACTTTGAGCAGATTCTTTACAGGAATCAGCTCTTCCTGAATACAGGAGTCAAAATCGAAATCATCAGCGTCCTTGCTGTAATTGTTGACTACCCTGACGAATTTTTTCATACAAATTCCTCCGGCTTTCTGCCTTTTCGAGTACCTGAAAATATCTTATTCTTATATTTTAATTCTACCATAATTTTAGCATTCTGTCAAGGTGCTTGTGAAACGGAAGCACCTGCCCTAATTCAGGGCAGGTGAGTTCAAATTTCCGAGAACGGTGAACATTTCGTTCACCGTATGATGACCGGGCAAAACGCCCACCCATCAGAACGGGCAGGGAGTTTCTTCATATTCCTGGCCGCAGTTTTCACATGTGTAACGAGTATTGCCGTTTTCAATGTGTTCAACTTTGACTTCTGCACCGCAGTCTGGGCAGACAATCAGCCGGTGAAAGCCGAGTTCATCTGCTTCTGCGGCATGTTCCGGCATCCAGACCCTGCGGTATTTAAACAATGTCAGATAGTGATAATAGCCTTTTCCGTCACGGTTTTCATATGTTACGCAAGCTGGAAGAGACAAGAGAGCCGAAGCTCTGCAATTCCGGAAACTGATTGCCTGATAAGCTCATAAAGATGCACCTCTCTTTTTGATTTCGTTCTCCAGCTCCGCAAGAAATTTCTTCCAGAGAACAACATCGGCTTTGTTTGTCACAGATTCTTCACAGGAAATCAAATCACTGCGCATGTTTTTCAGTGCCATGAGTCCCATAGCCGGAAGAATCCGGGTGATACAGAAGACGGTATTTTCCGCATAGCTGTTATCCTGTTTCAGAGAATATCTGACGGCCGAACCGAGGATAAAGCCGAAGAAGTTCCCTTTCAGGTCAATTGCCGGGCGCGGTGGTGCGCTTCTACCCTCTTTCCATTTCAGGATAGCCGCCCTGACATCAGTCAGAAACATATTCCATGTCGGACGGTCTTTCTCGTGGATATCCGGAAGCTGTTTCACAATATCCTGTTCCATCATGTGCAGACAGTGGGGCGGAAGATATGGCAGCAGGGGACTGATTTCTTTTGTCGTCAGTTCAGCGGCATAGCTCTGTCTGCCCAGAGCGTACAGCACAGCACATCTCAGTACGGTTGCATTGCTCATGTTCCACAAGCTGAATGTGATTTTCTTTTCGGGTGTATTCATTTTCGCTTTCCTTTCTGCCCTCCCCTGCCGGAGAGGGACTTGAAATTTTTCTTAAAAATGCCTATTCTGCGTGTGTCAAATCATAAATTTTCTCTGCCATCTCTGATAGGGGAGCAGCCAGGTTGTCAATTTCGGTCTGGTACAGCTCCCGGAGCATGTCATTTGTGGGACTGTTCCCGTTCGCCCAGAAATCATAGCTCTGGTTCTTGCCGTCGGTTGACTGCCATTTCATCAGAAAATTGGTATGCTGTTTGTCTGGTTCACAGGCATCAATCTGACTGACAGCGTCCTGCATCTTCCGAATTTTCTTAATTTGTTCCTGCAATTCGTCAACAGCGGCGGCCAGCTCCTCGATGTCAATTTCCGTTTCGGTTTCAGTTTCTTCCTCTGGTTCTTCAGTGGTCTGCATCGGTTGCGTTGTCCCCTGTCGGTACTTCCGGAGGAATCCAGGCAGCCAGAACGGAAGGGAGAACAGGGTTAAAAATGTAAGAAAAGCCTGTGATTCTGTCATCTTGTTTTCATCTCCATTCTGTTCATCGCTTCTCTCTGCATGTCAGGTGTGCAGGACGTGTAAATATTCAGCGTAATGTCACACTTTTCATGCCCCAGAATAGCGGCAACGGTCTTAGGGTCAACACCTCGCTGAATGGCTCTCGTTGCGAAACCGTGCCGCAGGGCATGAAACCGGATATGCGGAATGTCCAGCTTTTCGAGTCGCCTGTTGAGAGCTTGCCGGGCGGAACAGGTGTCAATGAAATTCTCCGTCCCGGTATAAATAAAGCCTATTCCTTGACGCTCATAGAGAACACGGGTGAAATCATCGGTCATATATATCCAGCGATTGGATTTCGGTGTTTTGGTGTCCCCGATTTCTCGGACGCTGTGCCGTTCTGATGGCAGATAATAGTTTTTGACACTCCGCTGAATGTGAATGCACTGCTTTCTGAAATCAATATCATTCCAGCGAAGTCCACACATTTCCCCCACTCTGATTCCGGTATGCAGGGCAATCAGAAGGGCGGTCGAGATAGTTTTCATATCATGTAGGAGATAATTGTTTAGTTTTTCAGATTCTTCGTCAGTCAGAACAGCGATTTCTTCTTTTTTCTGTTTCGGATAGACAATCTGCATGGAGGGAGCTTTCAGAATGCCGTCACGCTCCGCATTCCGGAGTACGCTTTTCAGCAATATGACCTGTGACCGGATATATGACGAAGAACGGCCTTTCCTCGCTGATACTGTTACAAAATCCTGAATCCGGTTTTCGCTGATGCTGTCCAGCGGCATTGTCCCGAAGAACGGCAGTATTCCGTTTTTGAGATATTCGTCATACAGGCTGTACGAACCAGCACCGACAAGCTGCTTCTTGTGAGTCAGGAATGTTCCGGCATATTCTTCCAGCATTGGTGCTGATGTCGTTTTCGGCATTGCATAAGGCCTGAAAAGAATCTCGTCCGGCACTTCTATGAGGTCATTCACGCCAAGGCCGGACTCAACAGCACGGACATAAAGGCTTTGGCTATGTAACAGATGCTGACCGTACTCACCAACAGTAATCTGCATGTTTTTCACCTCTTTTTACCAGTTTATTCCAAAGTACATCTTAAACTACATATTTAAGATGTATTTTGGAAATTTTTTACACAGGCTTTTTCTTAGCCTGTTCTTCGCGCCAGAAGCTGTTGGTTGCCAGTCGGAAATACTGGTCTGGCATCTGTTTCTTTTTCTTACGGGCTTTCTGCGTTGTGATGACAGACTTGTCATGACATTCCTTGCAGATTTTCTTTCCGGGCATCGCCTTTCTCTTACAGCACCAATAGCAATATCCTAATTCATAAGCCATCTGATGAGAAATAATGCCTTTTTCCCTGCGGGCATTCTCACGCTGCCGTCTGTTTCTTGCAAGACAATATGTACAGTGGACTCTTCCTGATTCTGCCTTTCGTTTGCCGCACCTTACACAAATGCCTGCCGCCTTTTTAGCATTGTATCTGGCCTTGCGGTTTTTGTTATTGCGACAATACACATATTCCTTATGCTTTTCCAGATATTTCCGGCAATGTTCACTATTATAGGACATGCACATCAGGCAGGCGGTATATCTGCCCTCTGCTTTCCTTCGGCCGCATCTCACACAGATATGATTTTCTTTCCGCCATGCATACAGATTTCTGTCATATGTATTCTTTTTTTCTTTGTCCATCTGATTCACCTCCTTTCTGCTCAGATTCAACATTGTTCTTACTTCTTTTCTGATTTACTTTTCATCAGAAGGCGGAACGTTTCACGGCCTTTGGGCGTAATGAACAACTGTGTTCCGGCAAAGCTGTTCTTCTTGCTGGTGAACTCTTTCAGCTCAAACAGCCCGGAGCTGATATGCTCCGCATAAGGCCGGAGCTTTCCGGAGCTATCACGATAAACATAGTTTTCTGAAATCAGGAACTTAACAAAAGCCTTTTCCTTGGCTTTCAGCTCTTTGGCCGTTTCTCTGATGCCCGTCAGCAGGTTTCTGCTGACGAGTTCATCAAAATAATCTGCTTTGGGCTGTAATTCAGAGAGCTTTGCTTCCAGTGCCTTCTTTTCTTTCTGTTCTTCAATCCAGCGTTCCGCACGTTTGATTTTGTCATCAATCAGGTAGCTTTCTCTGACTCTGAAATAACTTTCCATCAGGAACTCATAGACTTCCCACGCTTTGTCAGTGTTCAGGCTTTTTGCGTGAAGCAGTGCGCCCCTCTCTGTCCAGAGATAGAATACATTCACATTGGCCGGAATGGCGACACCCAAATTTTCGGTTTCGCTCTTAAACAGTTTCAGGTCACTTCCTGTCAGACAGTAGAAATGAATACCTTCGATATAGCGGCTCTTATTGTTGGCAAAATTGCTCCGGATTGCCTTTTCTGTTGTGCCGTATGCTTCGGCAAGCTGTGCAGTGGTCAGAACACGCTGACCGGACTGCTCAATCACTGTCGGCAACCGCATGACAAATCAATCCCCTTTCTTATTCTTATCGATAATCTGTACTTCGGTATTGGCAAGTGTCAGAAAAACCATATGATAATAATCATAGCCACTTCCGGTAAGTTCAGATTGCTGTTTCATGAAGGATTTCAGCTTTCCAATAGCTTCTTTTGCGTTCTGAACCAGAAGCAGATAGGTTTCTGTATAATCCGGCACTCTGACCGCTGTTGACTTTGCCTTTTCGATTTTTGTTTCATAGTCTTCTTTCAGGGTGCGGACTTCCTGCTGATGGGATTTTTCCTGTTCCCGGAGCCGACTTTCCAGTTCGTTGATTCTGTCAGCGTTATCCGTGTAAGTAGCTTCAATGACAGCGTTCTGTCCGGCCTGCGCTCTGGCATCTTCCAGTTCTTCACCGAGCTGAATGTTCTCTTCAAAGAGTTCATCCTTTTCATCCATGAGAATGTCAAAACGGTGACGAAGGTCGGCAAACATAGTATCTTTCTGCTCTATTTCTTCCATCGTTTCTTTAATCTCTGTTTCCTGTCTTGCACGGATTTCTTCCAGCTTTTTGATACGTGCTTGCAGTTGGTTCACTGTCAGTTTCAGCTCTGGATTTTCTTCTATGACCTGTGTTCTGACGGGTTCACTTGCCTTAGCAATCAGCATCAGCTTCTTTTTTGAGCCGCCATTTTGTAAACTCGAGTTGACAAAATCTTCGGGCAGATTTTCATAGACACTGATATGGTCGTAAGCATACTGGCGTGTAATACCTACTGCTTTTTCGCAGTATTCTTCAAAATTCTGATAGCCGAGTTCCTGATACAGCTTGTCATCACGCATTTCTTTCAGCTCTCTGCACATTTCAAACAGGTTTTCGTTGATGACCTGCGCACGGAGCTTGATGCTGGTATCGAGCTGGTTCGCCCTGCTGAGCCGGTCTGACACAACAACGATTTCAGGTCTTTCAGCTCTTTCTTTCACCGCAACAGCCGTGACGATTTTTTTCTCTTCCATACTTGACATAACCTCTCTTTCATGATATAATGGACTTAGTCCATATTTGATATTGCCTTTCGAGGCGTCCTCTGTCGGTGGTTCGACAGAGGACTTTCTGTTTATCTCAACACCCTGTATACGTCATTCAGCATGGCAAGGCAGCTGTCGGCTGTGACACATACACGCTTCTGACTGCCGTTATCAAATGTGATGACTGCAAATTCTTCTGTACCATCGCTGACATATTCGATTCCGGTCACTCCGGTTCTCGGTGCTTTTCTGTGCAGTGCCTTTCCGATTGCCTGAATGAATCCGGCCTTGTCTTCCGCGGCGGTGTCGGCTTCTTCATCAGCCATAGTTCCGGTGTAACTGATTTTCTCGTCATCAATGATAATATACGGGATTCTCAGACAGCCGTTTTCATCTTCCCACACCGGAATATCCGTTCTGTGTCCCATTTCTCTCAGCACTCTTGCTGTTGTGATGACACAGCCATAATTTACATGATTGCGGTTGATGTCCTTATCATCAGCACAGTAATTGACACGGTGGGCATCTAAATCGAGCCATTCTTTCAGTTCTTTGAACGCTTTATCCTCCGGAGGAATGTCCTTTCTCTGGTCTGCAAAGTATTCCGGCCAGCTGGTATATCCGATATGCTTCATGCATTTCAGTTCTCTCAGGTATTTCCCCACACTGTTGATGGCCTCTTCATAGTTCTGGATTACCCCTGATTTGTGCTGTTCCATCTCTCTGACATAGATTTCGTAAATTTCTCTGAGTTCTGATTCAGCGGCTTTGTGCTGTTCTTCTGCGCCTTCGATGTCATCGGGGTCTGCTGATTCCGGGTGTTCAGCATAGTATTCCAGATTTTCAGAAGCATCATCACGGATTGCCATTGCTTCTTTCACATCATCAAGCTGGTATTCTTCCATGGCCCATGCCAGAAAGTCGCCTTCCAATGCCCAATAAGTACGTCCGAAATAGGCGTTGGCTGTTTCTACTTCATCGCTGCCGGAAGTGTATGTTCCGCACACCAGATTACCAACAAAGTCTTTCAGCACCTGTTCCGGAGTGGCACTGCTGCTGTAGGCCTTTTCATAAAGCCGTTCTACATCAGCGTCCGACAGTTCCAGCACGAAATGACGTGGCTTGATGGATTCAATTTCTTTCTGCTGGATAGCAGCTCTTTCCTTCCAGCTTTCTTCATATACGCTCATAATCATTCTTCCTTTCCATGTGATTCATCGTTAATGTTCTTTCTTCTGGACTTGTCAAATCCAATCATTTCAGATTTGATGGTCGGATAAAAGCCAGCGGCCAGTCTGACACGCTCTGCATTGCCGTACTTAGCATATTCTACAAACGCTTCCATCCAGAAGATTTCTGTCTGTGCCTTTGTGATGCGCTCCGCTTTCTGCTTTTGCAGAAACTGTTCGGCATTACTCAGCATGATGTCGCAAACCATATATGCCGCCGCAACAGTATCAGCTTCCGCTTCTTCATCATAAGCCAGATAGATATTCTGGATATATGCCCGTCTCAGAGCATTCATGCAGATGATTTTCAGCTCATTCAGTGTGCATTCTTCCATTGATTTCAGCTCCTTTCTGTTAAAATCCGAAGATTTCCATAGATTTCTTTGCGGTTTCAACTGCCTGACCGCCCCGGAGACTGCCCTTCGGAGACTGAACGAGTATTTGTTTTGTCATTCCCAGCAGTCTGTCATAGACGCGCTTGTCCGCCATTGACGGCTTTGATTTTTCTGATACGTCTGTACCCGTCAGCTGTGTCATTGTCAGATTCGTTGTCAGAATGATGGGCTTGCCGCTGTTGTATCGGTATTCAATCACCTTCGTGACAGTTTCATTGACATATCCCGTCTGCCGCTCCGTGCCGAAATCATCAATCACCAGCAGGTCATACTGCGCAAAGCTGTCAAAATACTCCGTCTTGTGCTTGTCTGCATCCCATGCGCCGTCAATGATTCTTGGAAAGCTTGTCATCAGGCAGGAATATCCCTGTTCGAGTGCGCTGTTTGCAATACAGGCGGCAAGGTATGACTTGCCAGCTCCGACATCGCCCCAGAACAGCAGACCGATGTTGTTTTCCAGTGCCTGACGGAACTTGTCAGCGTAGATTCTGGCTTTTCTCATGGCTTCTCTGTCTCCGACACCTCTGTCATTCTGGAAACGACAGGCTTTGAGCCGTGGTTCTGCAAAGCATAAATCTCTTTTCCGTTCGAGTTCAGCAAGGTCTTCCAGCTCTTTCCGTCTTTTGTCCTCAGCAACCATGCAGTCACACTTCTGACAGGTGACACGAGGAAATTCCGGATTTCCGAGGCTGACAAGCTGCCACTGTTCTTCAGTGAATCTATGCTGTTTGGGTGTATGGCACTTTCCGCAGTAAATCAGGCCGTCTTCTTCGTTGACATAATCCTGTTCTGTGATATTGGCCGCTTCTTCCCAGCTGTCAATAATATCCAGCAATAAGTTATTCATTTCAATGCTCCTTTCATTACGGGATTACTCCCATCAGTCTGAGTGTTTCTTCATCGTAGAGCTGACCAGAGTAAGGGTTATCCGGTGTCGGACTCTGCGCCGGCTTGTTTTCAGCATACTTGTTTTCCAGCACTTTGATGAAATACTTGTCTGTCATAATCCAGTCAAAGTCTGCCTTAAAAGTCCGTCCGTCTCTGCCAGCGACTTTTCCCGTCAGGAACGGGCTTGCCTCAGCATTTGCAAAGGCCCGTCTCATCTGTTCGAACGTGTAGCCGTCATGAAGTCTTGCTCTGATGGCTTTTTTTCTGTCGTTGCTCAGGCGGATTGCTTTCGGAAGCGATTTGCAGATGGTGTTGTATGCTTCCAGAATCTCAGCATATGGGGTGGCTGCTGTCCGTTCTTCTGGTGCTGGCTGTTCGCTGGATAAAGTTTCATATTCTGAAATTGTTTCGGGAGTTGGAGGAGGAGTTTCTTTCTCTATCCTATCATCTATATTATACTCTATATTATTATTAGATGTATCGAATGACATTTTGTCACTACCCCATGACATTTTGTCACCATCTCCATGACTTTTTGTCACCGCCTGTGGCATTTTGTCACTGTTGTTTTGGACAGAAGTCACAGAAGAATACTGGGCATAATATTTGCAATACTTTACACCATTCACATACTGCTCTGTTTTTCCAATATAGCCTTTTTCTATGAGAGAATTTAAAACTCTGATGACATTCCGCTTGGTGGTTTTTGTCCATGCGGCCAAATACTGCAAACTCCCGGTGAAATATTGGTTTTCTGTGTGTGAAAAACCGTAGATAATAGCAAAAATAATCAATTCTTTCTTTTCAAGGTCTAAATCATTAATCATCCAATCATGCAGTACAACATGTCCTTTGACTCTCATTGTTTTTTGGTTATCAGACATATTTTCACCTTCTTTCTGTTTTAGGTAGCCTTTCGGCTCTGGAATGCGGCTGATTAAGGTTCAACCGCTTAGAAACCTTTATGTTGCTGTTTTGAGTTTGCTATCAATATCTCCACTGACACATATACCAACGGACAAAATGTGCTGTCGGAACGACAAAGCCCCTGTTGAGCTTGCCTGCTTTGCGTTCTGCAATGCCGAGCAGTCCCTGCTCCTGTAATGCATTCCGGAGCGTGTCCTGATGACAGCCGAACAGCTCCGCAATCACTGGAACAGGTATCTGCATCGGGTACTTTTCGATAATCTCGGCGAGTTTTTCAGTATCGGCTTGCAGAAAGTCGTTGATTTTCTCTTGTGCGCTCATGATGATTCTCCCTCCTGTATCGCTTCAATAGTGGGCAGAATGCCGTCTTTTTTCAGCAATTCATAGATGAACAGGCGGCCTTTCTGCGTCCAGTAGGTGTGCGGTTTGATATGCGTTGTGCCATCATAAGGACTTGTGTAAACATGTGTTTTCGTGTGTGTCAGTCCCATTCTGGCATATTTCGCATATAAAAGCCAGATATTTCCATCATTATACTGGATTTTCTTCTTTTCCAGAATGATATTGAGCCAGGATGCGGACTGTCCGTAATCCTTAGCAATTTCAGTCACGGTCATCAGGTCAGGGCAGTTCAGGACAATGTCATAATAATTGGCTTTGGGCTGCAATTCTGCAATCTGCTGATTCTGGATTTCAACAGTTGTGCGGAGCATGTTCTTTTCTTTCTGTTCTTCAATCCAGCGTTCTGCCCGTGCGATAGGGTCTGCAATCAGATAGCTGTCAGATTTTTCCTTAGCTCTGAAATAGCTGTCAACCAGAAATTCATAGACTTCCCATGCCTTGTCGGTGTTCAGGCTCTTTGCGTGGAACAGTGCGCCTTTTTCTGTCCAGAGATAAAGCTTTCCGACGTTACTGGGCAAATCATAAAATTTATGAAATGCTCTCAGTTCGTCTCCGGTCAGCAGATAAAAGTGTTTTCCCTCGGCATAGCGGTCTCTGTTGTTGTTGAAGTTATTTGAAATAACTCTGCTGTCTGTGCCGTAAGCTTCGGCAAGCTGTGCAGTCGTCAGAACACGCTGACCAGACTGCTCAATCGTTGTTGGTAACTGCATAATAAATTCTCCTTTCAGTTTTCAAGATTCGGATTGACTTCGGGGTTCTGTCTGCCTGCAATTTCATCAAGTGACACATTCAGGAAGTCGGCAATTTCAGCAGCTAAGTCAAGACTGATGGATTTGTTACCTCTTTCAACACGGCTGATAAACTGCTGTGATACACCGATTTGCTTTGCAATATCGTCCTGTGACATGTTTCTGGCTTCTCTGATGTCCTTTAAACGGATGTCCAAAAAAATCACCTCTTTCTATTGACATTTCGGTTTTTATGTGCTATAATTATAGTAATAACAACCGGAGTTGTATTTTTATTTTCCTGTTGTTTACTACCATGGTTTTATTATATCAAACTTTAATTAGAAAGTCAAGCTAAAGTTTCTAACTTTTTTAAAATTCTACAGCTTGCACAATTTTATGATTGCATTTTGTTTAATTTGCCAAAGGGGATGATTTTATGTTTTGGGATGTTTTTTGTAAAGAGTGCGATAAAATCAGTAAAAAGCCGAATAAGGTAGCCATAGAATTGGGATTATCTAGTGCAACAACAACAAAATGGAAAGCGGGAGCTGTTCCAAACGGAGAAACTTTAGCAAAAATAGCAGATTACTTTAGTTGCTCAGTAGATTATCTTCTTGGCAGAACCAATGAACCTAACTCTGAAATACATCAGAATATTACAGCAGGTGCTAATAATAGTGAAAGTAATAACATCAGCGTTGGAGTAAAAACAGAAGAAAACTTTACAGAACCAACAGACAGCATGACAAGAAAATTTATTGATGTCTTTGTACATCTTGAGTTTAGTCAACAGGTCAACGTTATGAAATACGCTTTGGAACAGGCCGAAAAAAACGCATGAAATGCCTTGCAATTCAGACGGAAAAGGTGTATAATAAATTCAGGGAGATGATGTTATGAGTACAAGAGAAAGACTTTATAATTTGGTTGGTATGCTGAATGCAGAAGATATAGAGGTTGTCTATCAGATTTTGAAACGTTTTGCCATGACTTCGGATACTCCAAATCAGGAAACAATTGAAGCAATGCTCGAAGCAGACGAAATCGCACATGACCCGAATGTGAAAGGATATACCAGTATTGAAGAACTTATGGAGGATTTGGAATCAGAATGAAATATACGGTCAAATATACCTCCAAGTTTAAAAAAGATTATAAACTTGCTAAGAAAAGAGGCTTGAATGTAGGTAAACTGCTCGCTGTTGTCAATTTGATTGCAGACGGAACGAATCAGGAGTTGCTTTGTCAGCAGTATTCCGACCATGTCTTGACGGGGAACTGGAATGGATACAGAGAATGTCACATAGAGCCTGACTGGCTTCTCGTTTATGAATTAGTAGAAGATGTTCTTGTGTTGTCCCTGACCAGAACCGGAACACATAGTGATATTTTTGGAATATAACACCATAAAACAAGATGAAACATAAAAATCCGTCCAGCCATTAAGCCGGACGGATTTTCAAAAAGAGGTAGATTTCATGGGCAGACCAAAGAAAGAACAACCGAATCATGGTAACTTGTATGAGGTCAAGATTACTATCGGTCATACATTTGACGGAAAACTAATCAGAAAGAGCTTTTACAGCACCATCAGCAAGGCAGATGCCAAAGCAAAGGCAGAACAGTATAAAGTGAATCAGGCGGTGCAGGAACGGACAGGAGAGCTGTCAGAGCCGAAAGTGATGACGTTTGAAACATGGGCAAAGAAATGGTTGGAAACTTACAAAAAAGATACTGTCAAGCAACATACTTACTTGTATACTTACGAATCTAATGTCATAAAGTATCTGATACCCTATTTTAAAAAAGCCAAATTATCCGAAATCAAGCAAATAGATATTCAGAAATATTTCAGTACTGTTCGTGCTGATAATGGTCAGCCTTTGGCAAAATCCACTCTGGATAAACAGAAAATGATTCTGAAAGATATTTTTGATGCAGCGATTGACAATGATTTGTGTTTTAAGAATCCGGTTAAGAACATCAAATATCAGCATGTTGCTGAAAAAGAAGAACGTAATGTATACACCAAGATACAGGCCGAAGCTGCGGAAGCCTATGCCCGCCAGCATGGCGGATATGACATTGTCATTATGCTGAAAACAGGCATCCGCCGTTCAGAGCTGTTAGGTTTGCAATGGAATGATATTGATTTTACAAATCTCTGGATTCATATTCAGCGTGCTGTTGTACAGACAAGAGGACAGATTGTGATTGCACCACCTAAGACATCAACATCTGACAGGTTCATTCCAATTTCAAAAAATTTTGCTGAATATCTAAAGACGATGCCACACAATGGTATTTATATCATGGGAACAGATGAGCCGTTAAGTCCCAGTACCTATGCAAAGAATTTCAGTGACTTTATGAATCAGATGTCAGAAGAAATCAATATTCCTGTTCTGACACCACATGAATTAAGACACACATTCGGAACTCTGCTGCGTGAAGTCGGAGTGGACATTTACACAATCCAAAGAATTATGGGACACTCAGATATTTCAGTAACTTCCTCTGTTTACGTTCATAATGATATTGCTGTTTTGCGCCGTCAGATGGGGCTTCCTGATGTAGAATAGTACGACACTTTACGACATAAAAAATATTTTTTCTGATTTTGTTTCAGATTCCGGATTTTTGTATTCTAAGCAGTTCAGGGCTTTTTGATAGATTTTTACAACATTTTAAAAATTCTGTCATCACTCTGGAAATCGTGTAAGCACTAATACTGCTTCGAGGGTTCGAATCCCTCTCTGTCCGCTGAATGAAGCCGTTTTTGAGAAATCAAAAGCGGCTTGTTTTGTATTTAAAAATCATAATACGACACTTAGTACGACACATGTACCAAAATAAAATTTTTTCTGGCTGGATGGCAATTGCCGCCTGAAAACAAAACCCCCTTCGGAGAAATCCGGAGGGGGTTTGTTGTTTCGTTCTGACAATACAGGTATATCTTGTTATACCTATGCTGTCGGCATGTCCTATAACAAGTTATAGGAAGATGCTGGATTGATTCAATCATCGTTTTCATCTCTGAGCTGTTCCAGAATCTTTCTCAGAACTTTCGGCAAAGGCATTCCAGCCCTGCCGACATTCTCTAAAATGCTGATTCCCTCGTTTGCAATATAGAACCCGATTACAGTCGGATTGAGTTATTGATATTCCGATAAAAACAACAGGGCTATTACCCTGTTTGAATTCGCATTGTTCAGCATTTGCCCTGACCCCGGTCGTCGCCCGGATTGGTGACAGAGATTATCAGTCCCCCGGCCTATTCGTCAAGGTACATTCTGATAAGCTTGAGATATTTCACATACAGCCGCATGGATTTTCTTTTTCTGATTCTGTCCTTTGCCCGTGTCAGGGTTCTGCTGACAGTTGTCTCGTCCAGATTGAGCCGCTCTGCTATCTCTTTGTTCCGGAGCTGGTCATAGTATCTGAGACAAAATATTTCTTTCTGTCGGGGAGTCAGGTCTTCGGCAATGCATTCCTTCATCATTTCCGTCATAATTTTCAGGTCACGAATGAATGACTTGTCGAACGTCAGAACCACTTCAGGGACTCTTCTCATTCCGCAGTCAGCACTCCGGAATAAGTCTTCCCATCAGCTTTGAGAACGATTTCCACAGATTCAACAGGATTTTCAACAGTTTCAACATTTTCAGGCTTTTCAGATTTTGTGAACCCGTTCAACCCGGCATTCTTGATGATAGCCGGAAAATCACGATAGCAGTAATTCATATCCACATCACCGCTATTGCCTGTGATGCCGTTCACACGGCCTTTCCAACTGTACTGCCAAATATCATAGGGCATTGCATAGCTTGTCTTTGTGACGTTGACGTGTGCCACCCACACGGTGTATCTGTTCCGGATTTCAGGCGTGATATAGTTTTCAAGCCCTGATTTGCTGGAATAAATACCCGTAAAATATCCGGCTTGTTCGACAATTTCAAGGAAAACTCTTGCCATTGCAGAACAATTGTTTTTACCTGTTTTAAACTGTGCCTGCTCCTCAAAATCCAGATAGACAGGATATTCAAACTGTTTGCCTTTGATTACCTGCAAAAAGACATATGCTTCCTGTCTGGCTTCGCTTACAGTCTTTGCATAGCTGTACCAATAGCACCCGATAGGGATTCCAACGGCCTTAGCTCCTGCATAGTTTCTTTCAAACTGTATATCTTTCTGACTTGCAAGCTTGCCATATCCGGCGCGGAGAATCGCAAAATCGACTTCTCCGGAATTTTTCACTTTCTGCCAGTCAATTGTTCCGTTGTGTTTACTTACATCAATACCTTTTTTCATTTCTTTAACTCCTTTTTCTTACTGAAGAGCATGGATGCTAATTTTTCCGCCAGAAGACGGTAAACCGCTCACTGAAATCACGCCGTTTTCAATGGTAACAGTCATGTCATCTCCTGCTATTTTTACAATCGAAGTATAAGACAACGAATTTTCCGTATATGATACGGCATACAAACTGTATTTAGGTGTCGTTGACCATGTCATTATGGATATGATATACGTTCCAATCTCATTTTTATCAAAATCATTTTTGTTCATCGGGTATGTGTACGAGGTATTAGAAAGCTTGATGTTTGAAGCTACAAGTCTTAAACCGACAGTACTCATGTCTGATTTATTTTCATACATCTCCCGCATGGTCGGAGTGTATGGCACGAACTCCGGGCTAATAGCGTAGTCTTCGGCGGTGCAGAACATAGGCTTAAAAACTAAATTTGATGCAACATAACCATTCTGGAGACGAATTGCCGGTCTGACGTATAACTGTTCCGAAAGAGTAAAGGAGACTCCATTTCCATGGTCTACCTTATTATCATATGGTGTGTAATTCTTTCCGTCTGTTGAGGAAAGCAAATATAAACTATACGTTGTATCACTTCCGTTTGCAGGACAGCCGGAAAGAACATAATCACCAGGCGGCAGAAGTACCGACTTGAGGGTTACGATCGAAGGCGTTCCAGTTGCTGTACCAGATGCACTTATGATCCCATCTTTTACAACTAATGAAATACCCTGAACTTCCGCATTCTGGTCACGAAGATTCAATAAATTCTTTGCCCCAGCGTCCACCAGCCTTGCGATCGGAGCTTGTACAGCCTTATTCTGCACAGGGTTTGTACTTGTGCTGCTGAGATTTGTGTCAACGATTGTTTTTGTTGCCCCTTCTTCGATGACGGAGAGTTTGGTCTTTTCGGTAGTCGTGTAATCCTCTGTAGACAAGCCTTTTCCTGTGACTTTATCGACTTTATTTTGCAACGCACCGTATACTGTTCCAGACGTTGGCAAACCAGAACCTGCGTTGCTTAAAGAAAGAACGACACTACGACTTGCGGCACTTCCCAACGTAGGCTTATTCTTAATAAAATCATCAGCTGTATTATCAGATTGTTCCCAGTCAGACTGAATATTCACTTTTGCACCTGTCTCAATCCCAGCTAATTTCGTTTTTTCTGCCGTAGTATAATCATTTGTAGACAATCCTTTACCAGCAACTTTATCGACTTTACCTTCTATAATAGGAACGTATTTCTCCTCAATCTTGTCAACCAGCTCTACAAGTCCGTCATAGTCCAGAAATTTTTTAGTAGCCATAAATAAAATCCTCCTGTTTAATTAAATAAATCGTCAATTTCAGAATTTGAGATTATCTGAATCCCCAAATCTTCGAGTGATTTGTCCCCGGACAGTGTAACTCCGTTGACTTTGGGTTTATTGGAAAGAGCATTATAGTTGGTAGTTCCGCCTGAACCGCCGCCGCCAGCTTCGATGACATCTTTCAGCTCAATCAGCAGCTCTTCCATGCGGCTTTGCGGAATTTCGACATATTCCACACCGTCAATTGTCGCCCTGATGATTTTTTCATTCCGGCTTGCCATCATCATCACCTTCCTTAAGCTGTTCCAGAGCCTTTTTCAGGCTTTTCGGCAAAGGCATTCCGGCCTTGCCCACATTTTCTAAAATTGAAATTCCCTCGTTGGCAATATAAAAGCCGATAACCGTGTTCCGACAGGCAGAACTTCCAATGCCGAGAACCCATGTATCAAGGATATTGGCAACCACAACAATGATGAGAATCAATCCTTTTTTCAGAAATCCGGCATAGCCGATTCTGCTGGAAAGTCCCTTACCCTTTGCGATGCTGAGTGCAATTCCGGTAATGCAGTCCAAAATCATAAACACAAGCAAAGCTTTCAGCAGTCCGTCCAGGCCTCCGAACAAGAAGCCAGCAAACGCACAAAGGAGAGAGCATGTCCATTTGATAAAGTCACTCATGCATATCACCTGTGCTGTTTCAGTTCATGAATTGTCAGTACCAGCTCGAAGCGTTCTTCTTTCAGAACTTCCACCCTTGCTTCAAGTCGTTCTTTCTCCCGGCGGCTCAAAGGTTCATTGTCAATGACATTCTGCAATGCGGCGATTCGTTTGACCACGAGCTGATAAAGATTTTCGTATTCTTCTATCATTTTTTCCATGTGTAATCACCTCTGCTTATACAATGATATACAGTGTGTTTTCGTCCGGATTTTCAAGAGAATCATACTCTTCCTGTGTCATTTTGACAATCGGGACATAATCCGTGAGCATAGTCTTAATGCCCTGAACTTCCTGTGTGAGAGTATTAATTTTTTCTTCATATTCGGAAAGCAATACTGCAACTGTTTCGACATCTTCCATGTACAGGCTTTTAAGAATCTCAAACTCGACCGGAGTTCCCACAACATCAAGAGCCTGTGAAAGTGTGACCGTATGGAAGCCGGAATCTGAAACGTTGACTGTGAACTCGTCCGGAGAAAGCCGCATTCCATTGACATAGACATTCAAAACGTCCAGAGCTGGACTATAATTCAGGTTTTGAACTGGAATGATAGATTCGCTGTCTGTTGTGGTGATATAGCTTGCTGATAGCTGTCTGACAAGTGTTGCATTTGGAACAATACTGGTTTTAATATTATTGAACCATGTGGAAAATGCGCTGTCATACTGTGCAAATAGATTTGTCGTGTCAATCTGATTAATCAGACCTGTCACCCAACCGCATACATCAGAGTATGGCCGCTGGTCTGCAATGTCGGCTTGTGTAATTGCAGTTCTGCCAGCCCACACCATAACATAAGCAAGCGACAGCTCCCACACATTTTCGTCACGCTGTAGGTTCGGAACAATCGGTGTTTCACCTGGTGTTCCCCTTTTGACTGCGATTTCGATATTTCTCAACGAAGTGTCACGGTTCAAGCGGAGAACGATTCTGTCAGCACGATTCAGGACAATGTCCGGCTGGTCTAATGTCAGGAAATAGTCAGAATCGTTATGAATCCACTTACATTTAATAAAACCCCAACCAGGAGTGACTTTGATGGTCATTCCAGAGCTTTCCTGCGCCTGCATAGAATCGGCAGGAGTAGGGAACACACCATCTGATATTAGTTTTAGAAAATAGTTGGAAATATCATCAGCGTTATACTTCCTGTCACCATCTACGCTGTCGAAAAATCCGTATGTGACTCCCATCAGCTCACCTTCCAATCTGAAAATGTTGGTATCAGTCTATAGCCCTCAGCGTCCTCGACTTCGGTCACTTCGGTAACGATGGCCGTCCCCTGGATACCATATTCGTTGATGACTGTGACTTTATCGCCGAGGCCGTAGTCAACACCAAACAGGTACATGTCTGTATTCAGCACTTCTCCGCTGAACTCCTTTGTAATAGCGGCTTTCCGGAGATTGTCCTCAGCTCGTCGCTTTAAAATCTGGAGATATTCCGTTGAACTCATCTGGCCGTCCTCTGTGTTTGAGGATACATTTTCGGCCTGGATATACTTCTCACGGAGGTACAGCCCCTTGATTTCGTTGGATTCTATTACCGTGACGTGTTTTTTTTCCGAGCCTTCCCCTTCTCCACCCTCCTGAATGAGATTATAATAAGTCGAAGTATCATACAAAAAGTCAGTTGTTCCGATATTATCATAATCAGGAGAAAAGATGACGGGTGTGTTTTCAGTCTGGCTTACAGTCCTGTCCAGTCCTTTGTAGAGCTGGAAAGAGAATCCTGTTCCCGTAAACACCACTTTGAAACAAAGCCCTGACGAAACACAAATGTCAGATGTTGTTTCGAGGAGATTTTCACCGTCAAATTGCGCTGTAATCTCCGGAACATCGTCAAGCAGCCATGTCCCGATAGACAATTCAGGAATTTTCCGCATTTCCTTGAGAGTGGGACTGCTTTTTATCGGATGCATGGCGTTCTGGTCAATCAGACTGTAAATCACACTGTCAGCGGTTTTTGTTCCGAAATTTGTCTGATACAGGATAATTCGCTGACCGATAATACACTCTGCTGACCGACCTTTGACAATCAGGTGATTTCCTTCCTCCGGACTGACTGTAAGCTGGGCAGACTCCACTTTCATGGCCGTTTCCTCGTCATCTTCTTTAGTGACAAGCAAAAATTCGTCTGCTGTGAACAGTTCCAGCAGTTCCCGGCTTGCCGGAAGGTACAGCTCGAACTCCCCTGCTTCACGGGCGCGTCTGACCCATATCACGGAGATACAGTAGTCAATGACAGCAAATTTCTCAAAATTGCATTCTGAAACATGCCGCCATACATATACATTCATTCAGACACCCCCATAAAGCTCGACTGCTGCAAACATGATTTTCACATTTTCCGGATTGCTGGCCGTAAATGTGAAGTCGTTTTGGCCGATGGCAAGCTGAAACCACTTCGAGCCTGTCATCATAAAACGCAGCAGATTGATGGTTTCACCGTTCCGGAGCAGAAAAACGCCCTTTTCTTTTCCGGCCTTTGTGCTGATGGTGATGACATCATCTTCCAGAAATGTGTAATCCAGACCGAAATACTGCTGTTTGGCCACACTGAAAATCTTCAAATCGGTCACTTTGCCGACAATTTCAATCGTCATGGTACATCCGCATTCGGTATCACCGCTGTTGACCAGCGTACAGAGTGACAGGTCACGGACTTCTGAAATCGGGATTGGTTCTCCGATTTGTATCGAGAACGGGAACTCGAACATCTTCGCAATCCGTGAAAGTTCTGCCTGTAGGGTGTGTAAGCTCTCAAACCAGGGCTTCGGGCAGACGATAGAAATCTGGATTTCTTCTTTGTCTGTGAAAATCGAGCCGTCCAGCACCTCTACATAGCCAACGATTTTGATATCTCTGTTCCTGTTCCTGTAGTAGACAGTACAGGCCGTTTTTGCCGGAAAAATCCTATAAAGCTGTTGGCGGTTCGTCTCAATATCACCCATCAGACGAAGTGTGATGACGATATTCCGCTTCTGCATTCTGGAAGAATTGAAAAAGTCACCGTCGCTGGAGATTTCGCTTGTCCTGACATCAGTCGGCGGCCTTAACAGACCGCTGACATCCGTCACGACATAGCTTCGGGTGTTGTTTGTCAGTTCAAACGATTCGCCTTTGGTGTTCTCGATACGGAGCATAAACATTGGAACAAGCATATCACACCTTCTTTATTTGTCTCAGCAGATTCTTTCCGTCCCGATATAATTCAAATCTGCTTAACGATTTGGGAGAATGATTGGTCTGATTGAAAGTCTGGCTGTTATCAGTGTTGTAATAGTTGTTGACTGTTCCGACATTTCCATCGGCCATGCCAGCAAAAGACAGGTTCATTTCAGAATCCAGCGTCATCTGCAAGGTCTTTGAAACGCTGGCGACTGCTTTTTCGAGGACTTTCTTATTTTTCATTAGGCCGTCTGCAAGGCCTTGCATGAAGTCGGGCATCCATGACTCGAAGTCTGTCAATGGCCCTTTGTCCGGAACAGAGAAGTGCAGATACTCATGAATCACCCTTGCCACATCAGCAACAGTGTTTATCAGATTGCCCATCTGATAATTGATACCATTGATGAGGTTCTGCATGAGGTCATAGCCCCAATTCCACGATGAATTGACCTGATTTCTGATATGCCCGGTGGCTTTGTTCATGCCGTTCCAGACAGTATTTTGCAGTTTGTTCATTTGGTTGCCGACCGCTGTCAGCGTATAATTCAGAGATTTTACCGCTATTCCGCTGATACCATTCCACAAAGCTGATGAATCCGCCTGTACAGCATTCAGTGACTTTCGATTGAAATTTCTGATATTGTTTAAAGAAATTTGAATTGCTGAGTCAATCCTTTGCATGGATTTTGTAGTTTTGACCGTCAGAGAGGAGAACGTATCTGACAAGAGTTTCAGTGTCAAATCAGAAATGGCTCTGCCGCATGACTTCACAGCATTTTCGATTGTTCCTTGTCCTGAGAAGATGCCATCTGCAAGGCCTTGCATGAAGTCGGGCATCCATGACTCGAAGTCTGTCAATGGCCCTTTGTCCGGAACAGAGAAATGCAGAAATTCTCTGATAGTATCGGCTACGCCCGTAACAGCATCAGAAACGTCATTGACTTTGCCTTTGATACCAGTCACGATATTTCCGACAATGTCTGCACCCCACTGCCATGCTTCACTGGAAAGATTTTTCACAAAATCGACAGCAGCGGTAAACCCATTCACGATAGTATTTTTAATGCCCGTGATTTTGCTTGAAACTGCTGTGCTTACTTTGTTCCAGATGCTTGCAATAGTCGTTTGGATACTTCCCATTATGCTGGAAATTGTTGTTTTGATGTTAGTCCAGACTGTAGATACAGTTATGAAAATCTGACTTAGTGTATTACTGAATTTTTCTTTGACGTTCTGAATCCATTCTGCCAGGTACTCGCCATAGCCGACAAAGAAATCCCAAATTCCTGAGAAAAAGTCACCAACTGCGGAAACAGCGTTGGATAAAGCGGATTTTATCGTTTCAAAGCCAGAAATCCAGTTGTCAAAGAAATTGAACAACGTTTCCTGAATGGATTCCCAAATGCCGATAAGCGCGTTTCTGAAATCATCATTGGTGTTCCAGAGCGTGACAAGTGCAGTAATCAGACCTGCAACGGCCGCCACAACAGCAACAATAGGATTAGCTGCAATCACACCAAACAGGCCGGAAAATGCACCGGATACCCCTGATAAAAGTGCCGGAAGTCCGGCAATCAGTGCAGGGAGTCCGGTCAGGAAGGAGACTGCTGACTGAACCGCTGTCATAATGCCAACAATGCCCTGAAACGTCATGAACGCTGTCACAACACCTGTAATGATTGGTGCAAGATTTCCGATATTCTGCAAAAATTCAGAAAATTTCCCTGCAACTTCGGGCAGTACGCCCACAATGCCGCTGACAATCTTCGGCACGATTCCTGCAACTGTTCTGATAATATCCGGCAGTGCGCCGATAAGTGCCGAAAATAATTGAAATCCGGCATCTATGATAGCTGGAAGATTATCCAGAATTGCCGATACAACAGCGGTGATAATATCCGGAATGACATCTGTGATAGCTGATATGATTTCCGGCAGGGCATCGACAAGAGCAAGAAACAGCGTGATTCCTGCTTGAATCAAATCTGGAAGTCTTGCCAGCAGTCCGCCGACAATGCCAGTAATCAGAACTGGAAGCACTTTCACAATGTCGCTGATGATGTCCGGCAAGGCATCGACAAGGGAAACAAACAGCGTGACACCCGTCTGAATTATCAGGTCAACACTTTGTAGAATTCCATCAGAAAGCTGTTTGACTAAGTCAGGAAGAACTGCAAGCAGTTCCGGAAGAGCATTCAGTAAGCCGTCAGCCAGAGCCGTTATCAGAGACATTGCTGATTTTATCATCAATGGCAGATTTTCAGCGATTCCGCGCACTAATTCTGTGATGAGCGTAACTGCTGATTCCAGAATCAAAGGGATATTGTCAATCAAGCCATTGGTAAACACAGAAACAAGCTCCGTGGCAACGGGAATCAGTTCCGGAAGCAGTTCCATGATGCTGGTTGTCAGAGCCGTGATAAGGCTGAGTGCTGCGCTCACAATCAGCGGCAGACTGCTGACAAATCCCTGAATGAATCCGGTAATCAGCGTGACAGCCAGAGTTGTAAACTGCGGAAGGGTCTGCATCATTGCAGAAAGTATCGTCCCCATGATGGTCATGATTTTTGGCAAAAGATTTCTCAGATGAACGGAAAGTGTTGTCATCAGATTGACAATTGCACTTCTCAGAACATCTTCTGCACCGTCCTTGCCCTCAATCACACCTGTCAGAGCCGGAAGGAGCTTGCTTGTCAGGGACTGCACTATTTTCCGGAGCGGTCTGTCAAGATTCTCAAAAACGGAAAGCTGAAATCCTTCGTAAGCAGATTCCATCTTTTTCAGGTCGCCTTCCAGATTATCCATCATGGTTTCAGCCATATCAGATGCTGCACCGTCACAGTTCCGGAGTGCATCAGCATAATCTGAAAAAGACTGTTCGCTTTCTTTTGCCGTCTCAGACAGTCCTGACATAATCGTCTGAAAAGAAGCATATTGATTCTGTCCGGCAATCATTTTCGCAAGATTAGCCTGCTGTTCATCTGTCAGTGTTTCCCACACGTTGGAAACGCCGTTCAGAATACTTGATAAATCCTGCATATTGCCCTTTTCGTCGTATACATTTACGCCGTATTCTGCCAATGCAGAAGCACAGCCCTTTGTATCAGTAGCAAGGCGTGTCATGACCGCATTCAGGGCAGTGCCTGCTTCGCCGCCCTTAACTCCGGCATTTGCCATTGTCATCAGGACAGCCGTTACATCTTCCATGCTGTAATGCATGGATTTTGCAGTAGATGCACAGTTTTTATATGCTTCGCCGAGCATCTCCGTATTGGTGTTGGAGTTTGCCATAGCAAAAGCCATTTTATCGGCAAATTCTCCGGCACGGTCAGCCTCCCATCCGAAGGCAGTCATATAGTCTGTTACAATGTCGGAAGCAGTTGCCAAATCCATTTCAGAAGCAGCAGCCAGATTCAGAACGCCCGGCAGGGCATTTGTCATCTGCTCTGTTTTCCAGCCTGCAAGAGCCATATAGCCGAGCGCATCTGCGCATTCAGAGGCACTAAAAGATGTTTCCCGACCATATTTCTGAGCAGTTTCAGAAAGCTGCTGTAATTCTTCATCAGTTGCCCCGGAAATTGCCTTCACTTTGGACATGGACGTATCAAACGTCTTTCCGGATTCTACCGCACTTCCGGCAACATGTTTGATGCCGGAAACGGCTTTTTCAAGTACATCTGTTGCAAGATTGCCTATGAATGTTCCGGCGGCAACAGCAGCAGATGAAATTCCTCCGGATGCCTTTTCGGAAGTTTCGCCGACTTCCTTGACAGTCTTATCAAACTTATCAGCAGAACTTTCTGCTTTCCGGAGTGCGGATTCTTCGGAATTGATTTCTCCTGAAAGACTCTTGACCTGTTTTGCAAGGTCTTTCGCCTCTTTGGAGTTCTTGCCGTATACTGCAACAGCATTGACATATTCAGATTTCAGCTTGTCAAGTTCTGATTTCTGGTCTTTGAGCCGTTCCGTCAAGGTCTTTTCTTCTGCCGTGACATCATGAGCGGCTTTTTCCACGCTTTCAAGCTGAGACTTGTTTTCTTTCTGCTTTTGGCTGAGTGCCTGAATCTGGCTTGCAAGGGCTTTCGCCTCGTCGGAATCTTTGCCCTTTTCGATAACGGCGTTCTTGTATTCTGCATTCAGTTTATCAAGCGCTTTATCCTGTTCAGAAATCTTCTGTTTCAGCTTATCCAATGCTGTTCCGGCAGATATTTCCGTGTTCCGGAGTTCGCTGGCGGCTTTTTCGGCATCTTCGAGCTGAGACTTGTTTTCTTTCTGCTTTTGGCTGAGTGCCTGAATCTGGCTTGCAAGGGCTTTCGCCTCGTCGGAATCTTTGCCCTTTTCGATAACGGCGTT